TTATTATTCTTTTAATCACATTAAACTCCGTTATCTCTTCTAAGTGAACAAGTTGTACCACCATTATGTGATGTATCTGCACCTGTTACTGAATGTCCTTCATACAAATAATGGCTAGTTGAATCATTACCTGTAAAAGTACCATCACTTGTAACCATACGATAGCCTTTTCGTAATACATATGTCCAAGTTGTATCAGTTCCTGGCCCTCCTGTATAACCTTGACTTACAAAAGCAGCAGTATGACTACTTTGTATAGTAGAAACAGCGTTCTCTAAGTTACTTGAATCGGGTGCTAAACTAAAACTAAACATCGTAGTTTCTGATGAAAAATCCCCAACACCAAATACTTGGGTACTTCCAAAGTTAACTACACCAGTTGCAGTAGGTGAACTTACAGTAGTACCATTGAATACTATCGTATGAGTATTCCAATTTAAAGTAGTACCATCAAAAACTATAGGCATTATGATGTCGCAATGGTTAATGTTGTTCCAGATATTGAAGCTTTTACTAGACCTAATGTACTAGAAGATGCAGCAGGTGTGTTAGCCTGTACAAAAGCTGTTGTTGCTATCTGTGTTGTATCAGTTGCTGTTGCTGCTGTCGGTGCAGTCGGAGTTCCTGTCAAAGCAGGACTCGCAAGATTTGCTTTTAAATTATCTGCTGTCGTTACAAAAGCTGTTGTGGCTATTTGTGTTGTGTTTGTACTTGCTGCTGCTGTTGGTGCTGCTGGTGTTCCTGTGAAAGTGGGCGAAGCCTTATCTGCCTTGGAGTTCACACTGGTCTGTACCGTAGTAAACTCTGTATTAAAGTCTGCACCAGAAATTACTTTGTTTGCATCTGAGTCAGCTAGTGCATCCTTTCCAGACCAAGAAACTGCTATCGTATAATCTGCCATTATCTTATTTTCCCTTGTTTATGTAAAAGTGTTAAGTCTTGTAGAGAGGCATCAAAACCATTACTCTCTATGTCTACTGCTAGTTTTAAGTTCTTAGCCGAACCTGTAAGTGGTGTCCTATATTCTCTTAGTCCAAATACAGGTGCATAAGTGGAATTAGCTGGATGTGTTCCTGCAACATGAGTATGTGAAGCTGTCGTTGCTCCATATAAAGACGAAGATGCACCCCATAAAGAAGTAGTACCAGTTGTTACAGGATTCAGAACTATAGAAGTCGTTGTAGATGGTGTAACACTAAAATCCTTGTACCACTTTATTCCCATTGTTGCACCAGAACCACCTTCCAACACCATAAATAATCTCTTTAATAGAGATGCTGCTATAGATTCACCTAAGTTTACCCATACTGTTTCCAGACTCCATGTATAAGAAGCATCTGTATAAGTAGATGCTCCTGCCAAATCAGTATCATACCATTGCTCATATCCAGCGATACTTCCATCTTTCTGTCCTACCAATAAACCGCTATATAAATCTGTATATATCATAGATGCAGGTTCTCTATCATTATCAAAAGACCATGTAGTTACTCTTGGTGCATTATTAGGTGTTCTATGTTTAAAATCAAACACATAATTTATATTTTTATCTACAAAAGACATAATATATATACCCTCATTCTCTACATATATACTCTTAACATTCGTACTATTACCTATATTTCTAATTAATGTATCTTTTATATTTAAAGATAAATCTTGTAGTGGTAGTTTATCTTTCTCTGTTGTACGAGCAAGAGAGCGTAATCCTGTGTTTGAAAGGAATACCAAATCATCTCCAATAGCCTGTACACTATCTCTTGATACTAAACCAACACCTTTAATAACTTCATTAAGTGCTATACTTGCAATTACATTAGGACTATCATAGATTGCTATATTATTTTTACCAAATATCACCAACTGACCAAAGAAAGGTGCGATTGCCACTATCTCATCAGTACCCCATACAGTCTTTAAATCTATAGAACCACCATTTGAAGCACCATTTTCTGCATTAGTTCTAAAATCATCACTATCTAATAAAGATGAGTAGTGAAGAACATCTTTTTCTTCTGCAACTCCACCTACCCACATACGACCATAATACCCCATACCACAACTAGGCTTGAATTGTGCTGATGTTACTGAAGATGGTCTATGAGCATTATCATAAGCTGCCCACTTCACACCAGAACCTAATGAACCATCATATCTCTGTGGTACTATACTAGCGTGGAAAGCATTTAACCTACCATTGAAGTTTACAAATTGCCAATCACCTGTCGAACTTCCTACAGTATGTTTAGTATCATCATCACCAGTAGGAAAGGCATCAGCAGGGTCAGTAAAATCTACTGTATATATAGATGTACCATAACTAGCAAATATCTTATTAGTACCATCAGCTTCTTTATGTTCAACCATAGAACCTATTGCTGCATCTGAACCATTAGGAGCAACTTTCTGTTTCAAACCCTTTCTAAAAGTAATACGACCAGACTCCCTTAGAACTATATTCTCTGCTTTAGTCAGCCATGTATGGTCTAAGGTCGCAGGGTTACTTTGAGTGTTCAGTCCATTCAAACCTATATCTGATAAAGGTTGATATGTAATTTGTTTTGCCATTAGTTAATAGTCCAATCAGTTTCATATCTTGTGTTACCACTATCTCTTATAATTGCTTGTCTAAGAGCCTCTCCTGCCTCTTGAGCCATTAAACTTGACTGTGTTCCACCATCTTCACCTCTTTCTGCAATCGCTCTTGCCCAAGCACCCAATATAACTGGTTTCTCTGGAACTTTAATTACTGTATCAGCTTCAGCTAAGTCATCTTGATACTTTATAATATCAAATGAGATTGTATGAGCCTCTGTAGGAACTGGTGAAAGGTCTACTTTCAAGTTATTAGAAGCATCACTACCATTAAATCCGTAATACAATGGCTCTCCTGTATTCTGTGATGGATAGGTAACTGTATTTATATATGTTCTACCCACTTGTCTAAGGTGCATACCAGTAGTATTATTAACAGCATCCATAATTTTAATCTCTTGACCAGAGCTAAGATTGTAGTTCTTTGTTCCATTCACAGTTGCAATATCCACAGTTTCTCTAAGGTTAAGCCAATCATGTCTTTCTTCGACATGGCGTTTTGCATCATTGACTATAGCACCTATTACTTTTTCATAAGCAGATACAGTTGTACTATCGTTAATATCGCCAGACCAATCAATACTGATTGTATCTTCTCTTAGTCTTATTAATACTTCATTGATTAAGCCTCTAAATGTCATAATCCTATCCTTTAATTATTTTTCCCCATACGGAGCATTTACCTTTAACAATCTCTATGGTTTCTAATTGAAATAAATCATCATCAAACCATGTAACTATTCCGAAAGCGTGATTCCAGTTATGTAGTCTACCTTTAAGCCATCTATTCTTCTCGGCAGACATATCCTTTAAGCAACCCATAGACCATGAAGCTATACCATCATCATCCAGTTTGGTATGTGAATGTCTTTGTATATCATGCACATGACCATAAACAATATTTGCACCATAAGCATCGAGATGTTTCTTAGCGTGTGTAACTGTAGTATATGCACCATGAATGAAATTCAACTTACCTATAGATAAAACCTCATTATAGACTCTATACTCATATCCTCTCTCATCCCACTTACAAGCATTTCTAAATGTATATTGGTCTAAAAAAGGATTCTCTTCTACCCACATATCTAGCCATTCATCATGGTTTCCAGCTAATATATAGCGTTCTTTACAACCTACCTTGTCTAAGACTTTATCAAATCTATCAATACACTTATTAACTTCCTTGATTTCCTTGACCATCTCTTTGAGTTGGTACTCTATTGGTGGGCGTTTTCGTCTTTTATACTGCCAAGCAGATACAGACTCCCATTCTCCAACATCACCTAAATTGATAAAAATGTTTGGTTTAACAAATTCTATCGCCTTTAATACTACTTTGACTGCACTCTCATCATGTATCGGAAAGTGCTGGTCGGGTACGACAATCGCCCTCTTCATGTATTACCTGCCTTTTGCTAGTTGTGCTCCGAAGTAGAATTCAATTATCATTGTTGCCCACCTAAAAATTTCATCCATCTTGAGTAAGCCTTCTACAGTCGCATATTCTACCACATCTGGAGTTAGTTGGAAACCTAGAAAACTAAATCCCTTAACGATAGTAGGTACTACTGTTGGTACATCAAATATTACAGGTGCTACCTGCGTGAATATAACTAAGCCTAATATGACTAGAATTATAATTCGTCTATTCATAGCAGCCATAGGTGATTCCTTGTCTGCTCTATCCCTAGCTTGATTGATAGAATCATTACGAACCTGTAGCGATTGTATCATCAACTTCTGATTCTCTGCTGCTGCTTGGCTCTTTAAGGCAAATAACTTGCCAATAAATCCAAGCATTATAGGTGCTACATTTGTTAGAAATGCTATCATACTGCTACTTTAAACGCCTCAATAATTCCAATCTGGGTAATAATATAGAAACCAATCGCACCATAAACACTCCACTTAATCTGCAACATACTATTATTAATCTTCTGGATAGCTTCATTAGTATCTTCAATACGACTAAACAGTTTATTT